AATAGAGCCATCAGCAGTAGCAGACCTAAAATGTATTTGTGAATAAGAATTAGTAACAGTTGATGTATTTTCAATCTGCAATCCACTATCATAATTTGCGTCCCAAGAAGCACTATTATTTAATGCCTCTTTAATATGTAATAAATTATCTGGAGCAGTAGTCCCAATACCAACATTGCCATCTCTTTGCAAAGACATTGCTGTATAAAAAGTGCCACTAGCGTTATAATCAAAGTGTAAAACACCAGAAGCAGTTGCAGAAAGCCTCATTTTCCAAAAATCAGTACCACCATCATCAGTTAGCATAATATGACCTGCTGAGGCACTATTTACTGTATCAGTATCAGCAGCTACAATATGTAAGGGCACAGTCGGAGAAGTTTCCCCAATACCAACTAAACCAGCCCTAATATTTAAAGAATTATGCATAGAACCATTTACTAATGTTCTCATAGACATATAGCCATCTTCAGCACCATTTGTAGCATCAGATATAAGACAGTAAATGTCTCCAAAAGAAAGTTTATCAGAAGCAGCATCATATCCTGCAAATTGCAATATACCTAAATAATCATTATTAGCTCCTGCTTCACCAGGATTTCTTAAAAATTGTATGTCTGGAGCACTAGTAGAACCACTCTCAGTACTCTCAATTAATACATGGGAATCAGCTGAAGTACTTTTCACATGAAGGGTATATTCTGGAGAAGTAGTTCCAATACCAACTCTTTTACCTTCACCTTGTAATACCATAATATTAGATAAACTAGAGGTTTGATTATCTGACGCCATAAAGACAAGGTCAGTACCAAAGTCGTTAGTATCGTGATTTTCACTCGCTACTGCCTTTATCACAGCAGCAGTATTTCTTTCTGTAGATTCGTCAGCATGAACAACAACAAAGTTTATATCACCTATTGCCTCATTATCTAGTATAGCATCATCTCTTCGAGTAAGGTGTAAACTAGCTGTTCCAGTAGAAGATATATCTAATTCAGCTGCTGGAGAAGTAGTCCCAATACCTACCCTTGTTGTTGATAGATATAACGCTGTAGTATCAGCATTCCCTGCTCCAGCTGTTGCTCCTCCACAATGAATCTGGGTAGCACTAGCACCACTTCCAGTTATACCCCCAGTATCTGCGGTTATAAGCAATTGATTATAAGTACTTGCTATTGTTTGTCCCGTTAAATTGTCATTTGCCATTTCAGTGTATCCTTACTAATGCATTATTTTGCTATTATAAATTCTATTGTTGTATTGCTTGTGACTTTATTTACCTTCACATCTTCCATTTGAAGCGTAGTACCGTCACCTCTAAGCGATAAGCTTCCCTTTGGTGGAATGCATATCTTATAATTACTTCCATCTATACTGACCTTTAAACTCTGATCAGAATCAGTTCCTAAATTCCTTATATATAAAAAGAGTACTGGAGTACTTGCTGATGCTGAATCCACATTTAAAGAAGTAGCACCACTTATAGTTTGAATTCCAGTCCAGCCTACGCCTTCATCTTCCCAATGATTATCCATGTTCTCCCAATATTGTTGAGAACCATTCATAGAAGTCCAAGCTTCGCCCCATTGAGCAGCTGTTAATGTAGCAATTCCTTTTCCACCATATGCCCTGCCAGCCCCACTCTCCATAGCATACCTGGTTGAGCCCTCCTCTGTGGCTAAACTTTCCTGGGGAACTACATAAGTACTAAATATTACTCTTCTTGCTGTTGCTGGATCGGGCATATTATGCTCCCTTTATATACTCATAATCTGGAGTTCCACTTGCAGTAATCGCAACTGTTGTGCTATCTGACGCAGTACTTCCAATATCACTTGAAAAAGATTCACCTGGACTTAATTTAATAAGTGCACCCATGCTCCCTATATTAAGGAGCAGATAATCACTCCCTGACGTATCGGTGTTCTTTACATGAATAAATTTTACACTCGATAAACTGATTGTACTAGAAAATGTACCTGTAACTGGAGTATTAATAGACGAAGACTTAGATTCACAGCCACCAGTAAGTTTTCTGCTGCAATCGCTGTCTAAATACCATCTATCACCACCAGCAAACCCTAGCTTCTCTTGTGGTGTGCAATGATTTTTATATATTATTCTATCTGCCATTTATTATGCCCCTACCGCCTCGCCAGTGCTCCCAAATCCTGCGTCATATTGCTGCTTCATTCTTGCTATTTGCTCTTGATACCATTGATATTTCGTTACGTCTGATTGAATTCTTGATGCCACCTCTGCAGAATACCCTTGAGCTATAGCTATTTTAGAAGTTATTTCTCCAGCATATCCTTGAGCTGCATTTACATACCCTGCAACAACCTGCCCATATCCCCCAACTTGAGCTATCCTTGCATTAACTTCATTCCCATACGCTGATGCCTCTGCCGCAGATGCATTAGCTTCTGCTAAAAATGCGTTTCCAGCAGCTATTCTATTCTGTGTTGTTCCAGTAAATATTTGCGTACTTGTTTGATATGCTTGAACTTCTGTGGCATACCCCTGCGCACAACTAACATATGCTTGGACTGAGCTATTATAACCTTGAGCTAAACTCAAATCTTGTGCAACTTCAGCAAGATATGCATTAGCTGTGTTTATATATGCTTGTACTGCTTGGGACTTAGCCCCAGTAAATGATACTCTAGCGCCAACCTCAGCGGCATATCCTTGTGCTTGAGCCACTATTGATTGTGCTTCTTGAATATAAGAACTACCAGAGGCTACTGTAGCATTAGATTCCTGAAGATATGCGTTGCCAAGAGCTATTCTTGATTGAGATTCCTCCCTTTTAGCCCCAGCCTGAGCCAGCCTTGCATTTACCTCTGCAATATACCCGCCTGATATAGTAACTTTAGATTGTATCTCGTTTGCAAATCCTTGTGCTGTAGCTACATAACTTTGAGCTGTACTAATATATCCTTGTATAGCTTGAGATTTAGCCCCAGCAAAGGCAGACCTAGCACTAACCTCTGAAGCATAGCCACCAGCCTGAGCTATTCTACTTTGCGCTTCAGCTATGTATGCATTACCAGCGCTTAGTATAGCCTGTGTTTCAGCTATATATGTGCCATGTAGCTGTATTTCAGATGCAAACTCTTGCTGTTTTTGCGCTAAATTCTGTTGATATTCTTGTACCTCAGTACTTACCTCTGCCTGATATTCTGCTAACTCTGCTGAATATTTTTGCAACTTCTTTGCCTCATTAGCATCTGATAGCTGCGCATCCTGTATATTCTTTTGTAATAACGCTTGATACTCCACGTTTGCATCATTGAATGTATTTAATGCGTCACTTATCTTTGCTTGATATTCAGAAACCTTTGGAGATACAAGGGATAGCCTAGTACTAACTTCAGTTGCAAATCCTTGAGCTGCTTGATTATATCCACTCGCTTGATTTTGATATCCACCAGCTGTAGACATAAATCCTTGAGCAGCCGCTAATTCCCCTTGCCATGTTTGTGCTTTTGCAGCAATAAATTGATTTCTAGCGCCTACTTCAGATGCAAACCCTTGTATTTCCGCATTAAGAGTATTAACTGAAGAATTCCACTCAGCTATATATGCATTTGCTAGATCCAGATCTCTTTGGCCGCCAGCTAGAGCTACCTGTGCTTGCTGTAATCTAGCACCAGCAAGCTCCACATCTTCATCTGTAAGAGCAGTATCTGCATCTGCAAGAGAGTTGTCATAATCAGTATCAGCAGTTGGATTTTCTCCAGCTAATCGAGCTGAAACTCTATCAAGATGAATCTTCACAAGTGTCATACCAGCGCCAGCTGTATATACAGTGCTATCACCAAATAAAGCTGGCGCAGCACTATCTGCTCTAAATTTATCTATAGCGCTATTCATAGCTGCTAATGCAGTATTAAAGTCTCCACTACTATCAGTTAATGTAACTGCCTCTGCAATTTCTACCATAGCAGCATCTACTCTTGCGTTAGCTAAACCTATTTCAGTTCCCATATTCCCCATTGCTGTAACTGCACTATCAACATTTGTATTTATAGCTGTAAGAGCCGTTGTAACTGCAGAAGCTTGACTTGGATATTCCGTATCCCAGTCAACGCCACTTATAGTCTGTGTTGGGGTGGTATACACTGGAGCTGCTCCAGTAATGGTTACAGATTGTGCAGATATAGTTGGTACATCTGGTGGGACAGCTGAAATAGATAGGTCTGATATAGCAAGTTTTGCAATAGCCATATCTTGTGCATTTTTTATTGGAGAATCGCCACTGCCTGATACTTGTGTAGCTATTTCATCAAATTCGTCATTCGCAAGGACTATTATTTCATCTACCTTATCTAATTCTGTTACCATGGCATCACACGCAGTTTCAAAGTTTGAAGAGTTATCAGTATTTGAAGCCAATTCTGCTGCCTCTGCTTTAGCAAGAACAACCTCTGCTTTAGCAAGAACTAGGTCAGCATTTATTAAATCACAAACAGCTTGTGTTTCATCCATCTCTGTCTTTACTGCTGTAAGAGCAGTATTTACCGCTCCCTCTGTGTCGGTTTCACCTAAATCTAATACTGTATCACACTTGTCATATTCTGCACTAGCAAGTACAATTTGTGCTGGAGTTTTATCAAATTCTGTGCTAGCAAGGACAATAACTTCATCCACTTTATCAAGCTCAGTATTTATAGCAGTAAGAGCTGTAGCTATATCACCAGAATTATCAGTTTGTGTAACTATTTCAGCAGCTTCCCCCTTAGCTAAATCTATTTCACTTTTTGCTGTTGCAATCCTTGTATTAGCCTGGGCAAGATATGTTCTGACATCTCCAACCCCAGCTACAGCATTATCAACTTGCGTATTAATTGCAGCAAGGGCAGTAGCGATAGCACCATCATCAGCCTCTCCCTCTGCTTGAGCAGCCTCTAAAACCGCATTATCAAATTCACCATTAGCAAGAGCTACAGCTGTATTAATCCTTCCTGCCGCTGTAACTATGGCAGCAAGTGCTGTGTCAACACTAGAATCTACCTGCGTAGCAGATTCCCCAAGCTGAACAACTGCATCATCTACTTGTGTATTGATAAGATCACATACCGTCTGTGTTTCGTCTAATTCTGCCTTCATAAGGCCATAGGCGGTTCCAATATTAGAATTGAAATTGCCAGACATATCGCCCATTGCTGCCTGTAAAGATTGTATAGCTGCGTAAGTTGCAACTAAATATTCATAATCTGTTGGAAAATTTTCTATTGCTCCTGAATTATAATTATCACCAAATACAAGTCCTGTATCATAATGTACTTGTGTAACTACAATATCATTGTTACCAGATCCAGCCGCTGGTACGGTATAAATAGATCCATTTAATTCATAAAATCCAGGACTATACTTGCTCCTATATGATAAACTCTCAGAATCCGTTGCATCATATCTATCACTTGCATCAATTTTTATACATTTTCTAAGCACAGATGTGCTATCATGCTCTCTTACAACTGATAATATTTGTCCTTTTTTGAGAACACTGTCAGTGTCATTTGTTGTTTTAGTAAATTTGGATAGTTCTGCAGGCCTGGCTGCAATCATTCTATTAACAACGTCTATTACACCGTCTACAAGAAATGACGATAACTCTGTTTGAGTTGGATTTGAGGAACCGTCGATTGAGATTCCTGTTAATGCTTCTACTTGTGCTTCATATGTTGCCAATTTTCTTCCTCTCTAAGGTTTGGTTTACCGTGAACGAGATGTAGGCTACCCCAACGAGGTGTCGAGATGAACGCCTTGTGAGGCAGCCCTTATCTACTTTTTATTTAAGCTACGATTATGCTCCAGCCCATACACCATCGCCACCGATAATGTACCAGCCATCACTTCCATCGCCAACAATAGTACACCAGTCGCCCTTATTAGCGCCAGATTTAGTGTTTGTTAAATCACCATCATCTGATGCCGACATAGATACGGCTGCAATAGTTCCCATGATTTTATCACTTGCATTAGGACTTACTGTAATTAAGACTGCATCATCATCACCACTGTTAACAAATGTGAACCTTACACCTGCTTTAGTGGCTGGTAATGTAATCGTTAATGCATCTGTGCCGACGAGGAATACCTTTCCGCTATCGTTGTAACTTAGTGTTTGAGATGCTGTGACTGTTTCGATATAATTATCGTTCCAGCCAGCACCTGCTCCTACTCTAGCCATAATCTACCTCCTAACCTGCGTTAATAACAGCAACGCCAGCAGGATTTGCATGCACCGTTGTTAATGTACAACTTGCTAACCAAGCTGTGCTATCAACTGCGATAAGGTGAATAACATCACCAGAAGTACCACCTAGACTAGCGCTATTGCTAACGAGATCGAAGTTGTCGTAACTTGTCACAGTACCAATTGCCGTTGCATGGTCTACGTCTTGCACTTCTGTCTGCTCTTCGGTTGTAGATATTAGTCTAATTTGGCCAAAGAAGCAATCACCTGAAGCTGCCACTATTGTGCTGCCAGCAGTAGCATCAATCCCTACCATATAGTAGAAATGTAACCCTGCTTCTGCAGAAGGGAGCGTCAGCTCTGCCGCTGCAACATTTGCGAAGATCAATGCTCCTGAGTTATCAGCCACCAGCGTATGTGCCGCTGTTGTAGTGATAATCTCCATCTTACCTCTTCCATAAAGAGACATGTCATCATCGTTTTTATTTTGTCCATATAATGGATTTGCCATGATTAATTCCCCCTATTTCCAGATAGCATGACATTCGGCCATACCGAATTCCATACCAGCTTCAGTTAAGATTTGATCTACACGACGGTCAATACCACTATTTTCAAGTGTTTGCACACCTACATAAATACCAGTATCACGGTTTATCCCATTGCCAACCAGTGGACGATAATGACAATACTTCATGTTCATAGCAAGAATTTTAACTGGACTTCCATCCAGATGTACATTACGTACAACATTCATGTCGCCATAAACAGTTGATATTGTTGTTGTGTCCAGACCGAGCACTTTTTTACGACCAGTTACAGCCAAGTCAGCACTAAAATTAGAAGATAGTTCGAGATTGTTCGCGAAGTATCCACCAAGTTTATGCAGCCAATTATATGTTTCTGTATCACAGAAAAATACATTAGCACTTGAATTATTATAACGAGGATCTAAATAGTTAGACATATCATCTAGAAAGTCGTCAGCTGTTTTTGTAGCTTCTGTTAAAGTAAAGATATTACCATTACTTAAAACATAGTCTACAGCACCCTGTGTATACTGAATACCATTTGTAGTATCAATATATTGAGTTCCAAACAATAAGTCAGCTTCAATATCCCACTTATGTTCGATTAGCTTTTCTTTCCAGATACGTGCCCACTCATTACCTTCATACCGAAGAACTGTAGCACGAGCAGTGTTGGACATTGCCATTGTGGTTTTCCAAATCTGCGTTGCACCAGTTTTTAGTAAGTAAGGTTGATCTTTCCAGGTCTCTGGGAATCCAGATCCCTCTTTATTTGCATTACCAATCACATAACATCTTTGTTGTTCTAAGGCGCTAGCAATTGAGCTGCCATACATAGTAACACCAGTACCTTTAGGGGTATTAGTATCATATGATGCAATTTCTACTGCAGCAGCAGAAGCAAATGGAGCCTTAACAACTGTAGTTTTTAAGATTTGAAACTCGCCACTTGCATCTACAGATTCAACCTTAACTACGGCATAGTTATCAACTTCACCGCCACCAGAACCAGGTGTCTCACCTGCTGTATGTGTATTGATTTTAACTAATTGACCAGGAAGGAAAAATTCTGGAGCTGTTCCAGAGTCACCTACTGATATATCATTAGTGGACTGCCCATATACGTTCTGGCGATTGCCAGCCGATAAATAGTCAGTACCCATCTTGAAATAATAAGTGTCTCCTTGATCGCTATCTCCAGAATCCCATGTGGAATCACCAGAGTTACCGAGCGCAGAAGTTGTTCCGTGGTCTGTTACATAAGCATAACGCTTATGATATGAACCTCTTTTTTCAGTAAACTGAAAGTGAGGGTCATCTGTTGGTTTTTTATTCAGTTTAGATACAAACCGAAAAAACGGGTCTTGTGCAATAGCCAGTTCTGAAACGCGATCTCCGAAGTTATACTTTCTTCGCATATCGCCAGTATCAATAGTGCCATAAGTGGCATCAGAATCAAGATTCAGACTGGAAGTTGTACTACCCGTATAGAATAGATCAGCCATGATAGCTTACCTCCTTATTTGACTCAACGGGTAGCTAAATATTGCTACTCGTTAAATACGTTTTCTAAGTTATTATCCGCTTTCTGAATTAAGTCAAATATAGCATCATTGTGATTTCCTTCACCTGGAACTTCGCCACCTGCAGAGCTAGCAGTAGCTGGCATAGACTGCGCTGATTTCATTTGATTGAGGACTTGTTTTTTAGAATTATTAGCAATATTAGCATTAACCTTATCTCTATTCTTAAGATAATAAATATCATCCCAAGTTAGTTGATGAGTTTGAGCCCAATCACTAAGATCTTTAAACTCGCCTTCTTTCAAATTATTTGCTTCAACAAACTTATTAGTTTGGTTTCGCATATTCCTACTTTGCGCTGCTTGCTGAGCTTTCTGCTTTTCAGCCCCGATTGAATCACTGATTCTCTTTTCCGCCCTTCTGTCTACAATAGTATTTAAAACATGAGCAGACTTCGATTTAGGATCTGATATAGCTTCATCCATATCAAAAATAAAATCATCTCCAAGGTTTAGCGATTCCTTCATATCAGGCTTTGTTCCATTATCCAGATAATTACGTACCACATCTACTAATTCAGCATCTTGTTCCAACACGTTTATCAATGACTCATAGGGTTTGAGCTTGTCATTCTCAGCCTTAAGTTTTTGAGCTTCACGAGTTGAATCGCTGTACCGTACTTTGTACGGGTTGCCATCATCATCCCAGTTTGCACTAGGCGATTCAGGCACTTCCCTAGAGCTAGAGTCCTGTTGAGGAGTTGCTTGCTCTGGAACGGATGATCCTTCAACATCTGTCTGTTCCTGTGGGGCATCTTGAATTGCACCATTAACTTCTGTTTCTAATGCATCAAAAAAGTCTGCATTGGAGTCTTCCACTATTGTATCCATAACTTTTTCAACAACTTGTGAAGAGTTACCTTCTTTCTTTTTTGCCATTTTATGTATTTCCTTTGATTTACAATTATTATAAATTATTACCTTGTTCTTTATCTACCAACCCATTTTTTACTTGTTGTTTAAATTCTTTTTCTTGGGTTCTTTGCATATCTTTTGATCTTTCATTTTGCAAATTTTGATTTGCCCTTGAGGTTGCTACATCTCCTTTTAGTTTAGCACTTGTATCAAGTAGCTGTTTGCGCATATCATGCTCTGCCATTCTAACCTTGTCCTTAATACCAGCCTGTACGAGCTGTCTCTCAAGAGTTTCTATTGTTCCTTCTTTATCTTTAATAGTTTCTTGAGACTGAGCAAGTTGATTTTGCATTTGTGATAGTAAGCTCTTACGTTTAGCAATCTGCTCTTTATCTTTAATGTCAGCCTCAGCAAGCACTGCTATATCATCAACTATACCAAGCTTCATCATTTCCATAAGTTCTTTTAAATATGCCCAGCGATTTACTGGCATTGTTGACCCTGCTATTAATCTAACATCAAATTTAGCTGTTGCATAATCAAAAAACTTGCCAACAGCATCTCCATATCTATTATATTGAATAATGTTTACTTCTGTCTCGCGAACCTTCTCATTATTTGGCTCAACAATTCTAAAAACTTTATTTCCTTTATAAGTGCTCTGAGCATAGTCTCTTACAACTTCGCCTAATTGCTGTAATGATGGTTCTACTGCATTCTTCATCCAGGTTTTAACCCTTCTAGTTCCATACTCATCATTGGCCATGAGTCCTTTAAAAGTATCGTGCTGAGTTTGAACATCCCCCTGCATTGACGAATAAATCCCTGCAAGATATTCCATATCCGTCTTTCCAAGCTCTACTATATTAGCAAATGCCGTAGATATTGGAGCAGGTTGAATTACACTTGGCGGTTCAAATCCTTGTCTTATAGGCAGCAATGCCCCAGGTGCTGACGCGTATCGTTCCCAATAATCCTCATCTATACTTCCCTCATGGTAGAGGTATCGCAAGGAGGATCCTAGTGATGCATTGTGTACCATGAGCTGATGAGCCTTATTAAGCTCTTGCTGCTTCCCTACTAGTGGGGCAACGGCAGACATTGGAAAAGGTGTACCTGTCCACTTATAGTGAATAGGTATAATTGGGTATTCATTCCCTGGGAGTATTATTTCATATACATACGTATCCCCTACAACTACAGTCAGTCTAATTCTTGAATCAAAAAACTTAACTGCATCAATAAGCTTGTTTTTAAGTTCGCCCTTCATTAGAACTTTAAATTCTTTTTCTGAGACAACACTATTTTCAACCTTACTCACCGCCTCCATAGCTACAGACATGCGTTGCTCTCTGGCTTGAGTAATTTGCTGCTCCATTTGTTTTTCAAGCTTTTCTACCTCAAGAGTATATCTCTCCTCTATAATTTCCCCAGCCTGAAGCTGATTATTAAGCGATAATATGGTTTCTTGAGCTTGCACATTCATTTCTTTTTGCATATCTTCCATTTCCATATCAACCTGAGCTCTGATTTGAGAAACCTGCTCTGCTGTAGGCTCTATTCTGTAAAATACATTCATATATGGCAGTTTAATCTTTTCATAAAGCTCGTAATAATCTAATTTCCTGTCTTCATCCCCAAAGTAATCAAATGTCTCATCTTCAACATCTTTATACTGAAAATCATGTCCCTCTGCCTTTTGACTATAATTATAATTACCTTGATCTGCTGCGCTTGCATTTTTAATTTTTGTTTTATATTCTGGTAGTAGTTTGCTTAAATGTGATTGAGGCATCACCTTGTGAACCATTATGTAGGCCGAATCTCTATAAAATATATCTCTACTTTTTGGATCTACGAATACATCAAAGGGTTCTATGGTATCTATTTTCACCTCTCCCATGCCGTGATCTGAGTGAGCATCGGCATAAACTTTAAAATAGCCTACCCCTTTTGTTATGCCATCATTGATTACTTGACTAAACTTCACCTGCCCATCACTTTCATACCAGATATAATCAGCAATATCAGCATGCACATTGGCAACATCTATGTCAGATCCCTCTGCTCCGATGGCTTGCCACCTAGGCTGGTTAGCAGTAACATAGAAATTTAACATCTCTACTATTGGGATAATTCGATTAATAGTAAATGTAGGCATACCTTGTCTTTCTAAGGTTTCATGCTCATCTTGAGTTAATTGATTATCTAAATAAAAATCATGCCCTTGCTGATTAACTTTTTCCCAGCGCTGCCTGCTAGTTCCATTTAGATTTACAAACAAATCACGTACTCTGTCTGCTTTTGTTTTTGCTGTCTTTCTTGCCATTATATCTCCTTAAGCTAATACCCAGCTTCTTGGTTTATTGTAAGTTTTTCTAACCCATTCTCCTGATTGATTTTCTTTGCCACTTGGTGGATGAGAGTATTTAACTGCATAGGCGAGCGCGTCTATCGTATCATCATGTGCCATTCTTTTACCAAAGGTGAGTATTTCATGTTGGAGGTCGTAGTGGGAGTCTCGTATCCTCACCGCACCAATTGACATTCTTTGAGCTAGTACTTCTTGAATTCTATCTAATTTACTTTGTCTGGTTCCTGGTTTCTCTTCTTTAAACCGTAAAGTAAAATCATTCTTTCGTCTCATCTCGCTCCTAAGTGCTTGAAATATTGGTTTAGACATTGTAGTATCTTCTACTGTAAATAATGTGGGCCTATATTTTGCATTCAGCTCAAACATATAATCTACGATTCCTTTTTTATCTTCTCCTGGTATTCCTAAAACTGGTAAAGATCTTCGCCTTACATAATCTAGGACATACACATTTGCATTGACATCACATGCTATTACCATTATAACGCTATAGTCACTATCTCGTCTTTCTGAGTCTGTGGCTGGATCAACTCCAGCGAATATACTAACTGGTGTCTTATCTCCATCATTGTAAATATATCCTGTTTGCTCATCATCTTCATACTTATAAAATCCATCCCAATACTTAACATGTCGCATATTAAATATAGAGTCTTCTGCAGACTGTACTTCCATCATATATTCTTGATAAAATTTATGAGGCTTTCCAGAATCTACATAAAATTTCTTTTTTTCTGTTAGTTTTGATACAGGAAACCAGCTATCCCATAATGCAACGCCTTTTGTGTCTATTGCTTTATATAACATTACTTTCCAAGAAAAATCCTTATTCTCGCTTTGAGCTTTTTCATAATTAACAATGAGATTATTGATAAATGAATCGTAATGAACAGGTGTACCATTAATGCGAAGCCTACCATCGTGAGGCTCCAAAGCAGGAGCAACAACAGCTGTAACCATATTAGCATTTTTTGACCTAGACTCAGAGGTAAGTGTATTATTCTCGTCTTCAAAATCATCCAAAACCACAAGATCATACCTTTTATGTAATTTAGCGCCCCCACGAATACCTGATATATTGGATTTTGATATGAGTTTACAGCCATTTTTAAGTTCTATATCCTGTTCTGTCCATTTCCTTCCTTTCATATTTCCAAAGTAATACTTTATTTGTTCATTATATTCTAGGTGCGTTTTCACATAGTCCATATTTCCAACTGCTAATTTTTGCGTTGCTGATACCCACCCATAAAACAATGGTTCTGTTGTGAAGCAAAAAGACCTTATTATATCTGCCTTAGTAATAACTGTTTTACCGTGTCCCCTTGGCATTATTATTGCTAAATTGCGATATTTATGCAGTTCCCCATCCATTTCATCCATAGTGTCAACTATTTGTTCGTGAAACCAGGGAGTAACAGATCTTTTAAAATCATCAGGTAAAAACAATTTTCCAAACGATAGAATATCATTTTTAGCTACTATAAGATCTTCTTCTGCTTTTGATACGTTTTTGGTGTTTATATTCATATACTTTCATCACCAAGAGATTGATATTCAGGTAACTCTGGTCTTTTAGCATCCTCTATCTGCGCTGGTTCAAAACCTTGGAATACACCAGCAATCTCTGTGATTTTCTGTTTTTCTATAACACCGTAGGCCTCCCATAGCATTTTTAAGGCAGCTATCTTATCACTACCAGTTTTACCACCTTCAACCTGATCTTTGGCGCGCTCTATTAAAAATTTAAGATCAACACCTAGGCCATTAAAGACTTCAGTTAATTCTTCTTTTGTTGGATTCATTAGTGTATTTATCCTTTCCGTTTTTAAAAGTAATGCTGCACGCCTTTTGGCATAAGCTTCGCTATTTGTGTTATATGTGTCCATATAGGCCTTTAGCGCGTCCACCCCTCTTACAACCTTATTGACAAACTGAACTTCTTTATCTGTTGGCTTTTTACGCTCTTTAAGGGTATTATAGCTATTCTTTCCGTTTAGGTTGTACCTGTCTTCCCGTTCACTTGTATCCATTGTGCCTTCTACGGAATACGTGCCAATACAGGTAACTATAGCAGTAGTTTTTCCAATTTTTTTAACATCTAAGA